CAATCACCCCAGACGCACGGAGCACGTCGCCCTGTGCCGCGCCCAACTGCTCGCCTTTGGCGAGTGGGTGTGCGGGCATCATCAGCCCGTCCGCAATCGGGTCACGCCGGCCGCTGCTGTCGCAGCAGGGGAGGAGTAGATGATTCGACGCCTCATCCATCGCCTCGCGCACTGGTGCATGCTCAATGCCTGCGTACCCGGCAGCGAGTTTAGGGACGGGCGGCGCGTCCAGGGTGACCGCTGCGTCGGTTGCGGCCGGTTCGTTGCGTGGGGCGATTGAATGACACCGAGTCCCGCCCAGCCGTCTGCTGCGCATCCATGCCTCTGCTCCGGATGCTGCGCAACCCCCCCGGCTGGGCGGGAACAGACGGCGAGCGTGTTTCATGTTGCTAAATTTACGGACGGGCACCGCTCTCCGCCAGCGCGACGGCATGCAAAATCTTTGCAAAAACCTGCAACGACTTGCGAAGGTCTGTGATGCGCTACAGCAGCGGACAGCAGGCGGCAGCCGCGCTTAACGGACTTTTGCCGCAAAAAGATCGCGTTAAGACCGTCGCTCGCCTTTTCGAATGCTCAGCTCGGATGGCGGCGTATTTGCTGGCCGGCGACCATTGGACTTCGCGGCGTTTTGCACAAGCGAGCGAGTTATTAGGCGACGCATTCGACACGGCATTCAGCAGGCCAGATAATGCATTTCTTCGTAATATAGAGGATCAACGAATAGACGCTCGTATAATGCGTCTGGAGCACCATCTTGAACAAATGGCTCGCAGGCTTGATGTTACTTTGGCATCGATTCAGGATGCTCCGCCACATGAGGAACGCCGAGACTCTCGATCAAATATTAGACACAGACCCAAATCCACCAACTATAAGAAGGCGGATTAGTTACCATAAAGATTATGTGCGAAAGCACAAGCGTACTAAGAATGCATACGAGCAAATATGGAAACAACAGGGCGGAAAATGACCGAGGGCAAGTTTATGGGACGCCGAGTCTGCTCACCCAAATGCTCGAACGAAAACACAGTTGATCTGGATAAACCACACCCGCCCTGCGCTAACGAAAGCTGCTGTGCGCCAGTGTTGCGGCGCTCCAATGAGGGATACACAAGATATCGCCTGCGGCGTTGCTGTTCACCCGAGTGCGCTAGCGCTAAATACAAACAACAGGGTGGAAAGTGACCGAGGACAAACATCCCCCCGGCAGGCCCCCAAAGCCAGTTGAAGAGCATCTGCCCTGCGCAAAGTGCCAGGGGCCGATGACAAAACGGGCTAAGGAATCTCATACCGGATTTGCAAGACGCCAATTCTGTTCGAATAAATGCGCAGGTAAATACAAAGTAAAGCCCGAGAGAGAACACCCACCATGTGCCTATCAAGGCTGTGGTAGGCCGGTATTACGGCGCTCCAATGAGGGCTTCACAAGATATCATTTACGGCGATGCTGTTCGCCAGAGTGCGCCCAAGAGATTTCCGTGAAAGGCTCGTCCGAATGGTTTGCGAGGCGCCGCCAAGGGTTAGGCGAATGGCCTGACATAACCGGATCGAATATGAGCGGCCAACCGTTCGCCGCGTTCGACCGCGATCCGGGAGACGGCGGCCGGATGCGTGTACCGCGGCCCGCAACGTTCGTGGCCACCGAAGCGACTTCATAGGAGTTTTTCATGGCGGATGTAGGTGGCATTGCTGAGGACCAACTGCGCTCATTTATCGAGCGAATTGAGAAGCTGGAAGCGGAGAAAAAACAACTCGGCGACGATATTAAGGAAATCTATCTGGAAGCTAGAGGCAGCCATTTCGATGTGCCTATCATGAAAAAGATAGTTCGAGAGCGGCGCATGGACAAGGACGATCTGGACGAACAACAGAATTTACTGGAGCTTTATCGTAAGGCGCTTGGTATGTGGAAAGATACTCCGCTCGGTGAGTATGCTTTTGCGGACGCTGCTGAGTGAAATCGACTAAGCGCCAGGTCCGTGCGCCTAAGATTACTGAGACTCAGGTGCAAAAGCAGGTCGCTGCGTATTTGGCAAAGGTCGGCGGGCTCGGTGGATATGCGATGGCGATACACATAAGAAACGAACAATCAACAGCTTGGGGGCGTATAACGGCCATCCAGATGGGAATAAAACTAAGCATACCGGATTGGGCCATTTTGAACGGACTCGGAAGCATAGGCTTTATTGAGCAAAAGCGCCCCGGCTGGAAAGCCCGCACGGCAAAAACCGGAAACTATACCGAACACGAACAAGCACAACTCGCATTGCACAAGCAGCTCCGGCTCGGCGGATATTGGGTGGAGATATGCGAAACGCTTGAGGAATGGCTTGAGGCGTGCCGCAAGCATAATGTCCCGCTTCGCTCCGAGAGTATCACTGCCGAGCGCATCAGGCGCGGGATTGAGAATGTTATGGCGGAGGGCGGAGAATGATTCCTCTTTCCGGAGATTGTCTTGAGCAACGATGGTGCGTGTCCCATCGGGCTGACCCTGCAGCGCGGGCGCTCGCCGACCGCCATTACAACCGACAAAAACATGGATCTCCACAGTTTGTTCCGCCGGGTTCTTGTGCGGTGTTTCTAACAGATTGCGGACGCGCCTTTTGGGTAACGTCGGCTCCTATTGCCAAATATGTCAAACACGCTTGGGCAGGCGCATGGGTATGCTCAGCCTTCCGTTCTGAGGGCGCCGGAACTGCCTCCGAATTGATTCGTCAAGCTGTTGCCGCAACACTCGCCCATTATACACAAGCACCCGATCTTGGCATTATTACGTTTATTAACCGCGAAAAGGTTCGGCCTATAATCGTTCGTGGGAAACCAACTTGGGGATGGACATATAAGAAGGCTGGATTTCGTCACGTCGGTGAGACAAAAAGCGGACTAATGGCATTACAGATGATTCCAGAAGATATGCCGCCTCCATGGCCGGCAAATTCTAGAACAATTATCGGACTGCCACTTTTTGATGGGCGCATCCGGCGCGGACCAGAGAACGCGCTGACGGAGAATAAAGAATGATTTCCGATAAAGAAAGGGATGCCCTTAAGGCTGCCGCACACGCGGGTAGGGAGCGTGCGCCCCAACTGCCAGTGGATAATAGTGAGCTTCTTCTGGCTGCCGAACGCGCAGGTAGAGAACGAGCTGTCGTGGCGCCATCTCAGCTCGGGTATAATCCAGCTCTAAAAGAAAAGGAAGTCGCCCAACGCGCGGGGAAATCGCCAAACCTGCTCTGCTTCATCGAACAGTTTCCACTCGCGATGGTTGCGATAGCAGAGTGCCATGACTACGAGCGCGGGCCGCTCGTCAAGGGTGACTATCGGCCGTCATTGTTAAGGCACCTGTTTGGGCTGGTCGGAATCGGCGAAGAGGAAGAATCACCTCTTATTCATAAGAAGAAGGCCGCATGGAATGCCATCGCTGATCTTGAGATAACGCTGCGGCAGGCGCGCGACGGCAAAAAGGGAACTTAACAATGACGGATACATCCTCCGATCCGCTGACACAAGCCGAACTGGAGCGCGACGCCGTTGGCTCCTATTACCAAGCCTGCGCCGCTCAGGCTGAGATGTACGCGGCCGGCGTTACGGGAATGGATGTGCCAATTGATCCCTGGACAAAAGCAGATGCGGCATACTGGACCGCGACGGCGCGCTATCAGCCCTGGAAGGACGTTGCTGCATTCTTTCGAGAAAGCAATTCTATGACCAGCGTAGGCGGTGAATGAAATGCCGAAGCGCCCTCTCAAAAGGACACCGAAGCCTACAATTCAACAAGCCGCAATTCTGAAACAGATCGCGCGGAGCCGGCTCATCAAAACGTTGCGGCCTGATCATGCTGATCCCCTGTGGACGATCGACGGCGGCCCGGAAGTACCAAACAAATGCGCTCAGGCGCTTATTCGAAATGGCTGGCTCAAGGCTAATCGAGATGGGCTGGCGATATTCGATACTTCACAAACTTACCAAGTTTTGAAACCATGACCCGCCAGGCCGCCATGCTCGATGCTGCGATGACGATGGCTCTCTGGGACGTTGATCCGAACCAGTCCAGACGCACGGTGATATTGGTGCATGTAGCGGCGAAGCTGAACGTCAAAGTCAACGCAAAGGCGATAGAGGCAGAGATCGTGCGGCTGCTGCTTGCTGAAGCGAGCCGATGGGAGTGACGATGTGGTAGAGAACGACCAGCCCACCGCCGCAAACACCGCCGACGATATCGTCTGGACGCCCCAAGAGGCGTTCGCCTGCGCCCTATGCTGGGCCGGGTACTCATTTATCGCGGCCCGCGATGACACGCCAGAGCAATGCTGGCTGAGCATCACGCCACAGGCGCGCAATGACTATCGCCGGGTTGCTAACAATCGGCTGTTGCTGTCCGTGGCTCGCAATAAGGCTGTTGCCATTCTACCGCCAGCAGATTGGTCGCCGGAACAACTCGAAATGCTCGGTGGATTCGCAAACCTGACCGCCGAGCATCGCATTTTGCAAATCCTCATGGCGGTGTGGCGCGCCGCCAAGCTGCGGTCGGACTGCGGAAGTGGGAAACAGCCATGATGAAGTGGCAATATAGAACAGTCCGCGCTAGCCAGATAGCCGCGCTCACCGACGAGACTCTCAATGAACTCGGCGCCGTGGGCTGGGAGCTTGTCTGTGTGATAGAAAGCGAAACCCAGTGGTTTTACACATTTAAGAGAATGGCCGAATCTGAAAATATACCATTTGACGCATCAGTCAAACCAGGCGACCCCGACCTCCGACCGCCGCCTTCCCAAGATATTGGCGGCGGGGGCAGATGATACCAGAGACGGAAGGGAACTGGGCATGAGCCAGCTCCCAGGACTCCTACGCAGTCAGCATGCTCGCGAGCGGTGGGATAGCGACTACTATGTAGAGCCGGCTTGGTGTGTACATTTGTTATTCGATACCGTGCATTTCTATGGATCGATCCATGATCCGTGCTGTGGCGGTGGTACAATCCCCACGGTCGCGAGAGAACGTTGGCTGGAAGCAACTGGATCTGATCTTCGCAAAAGACGGTTTGGTGAAAGCGGCATTGACTTCTTTACGGACAATCGACCGCGCCGGAACATCGTCAGCAACCCGCCGTATAAATTGCTGGAGCAATTCATTCACCACGCTCTGGCCGTAGCTGAACGCAAGGTTGCGGTCGTGGTGCGGCTGCCGTTTTTAGCGGGACAAAACAGACTGAAAACACTGTATGGGGTACACCATCCCAGGACGGTAATTGTTTTGTCCAGGCGCCCCAGCATGCCGCCCGGTGATACCGATATACCAGCACGCAATGGTACTGACGATTATTGCTGGTGTGTATGGCAGCATGGTTTTGAGGGGCCAACAGAATTACGGTGGGCGGCATGATCACATCCTCCCTCGATAAAGTCACCGCCGAGCGCCACCAGCTTGATCGCAACTATCGCGCGGCCAGACAAGCGGAGTTTGCCAAGCTATGCGCCGACCCGCTGCACGGAACTCATCTCCGCAAGCTGGTGGCGACTCTTAATCACTTCGGCCCGAACGATGCAGAACGCATGATCGCCTATTGGCGAACAGAGAACGAGAAATGGCTTTGTGTTGCGTCTAATGATATTCGCGCCGCCGCGCTATCAGCCCTCGGCGAGCGCATTGTGCGGATACGTATTAAGTCCGGACTCGTTCCATTCGACGATCCTGTTCCCGGCGAGCCGGATTGCGTGTTTAGGATATGTAAGGGAATTATAGGAATATGAGCACGCTCACCGAATATGAAGACGCCGAGTTCGAGATGTACGCATTTCATTGGGAACAACAACTCCGTGATGCAGCCGGTCTATTTGTGCGGGCTTGTCACGATTGTGGCAAACGGCAGGCTAATCCACCAAGCAGCTTATGCCCAAGCTGTGAGGCATATCGCGCGCATATCGGGGTGCCGGCGATATGACCATCTCGATCAGCGATAGGCTGCACCGATATGCCGCGACCCTAAACAAGACTTGGGCACATGACCGCAGCAAGACTGTCGGCGCGAGCGAGATTGGGCAATGTGCTCGAAAAACATTCTTTTCTAAACAGAATGCGCCTCGTGATGCTGATTATGAGGACGGTTTCGGAGCGCGGCTGCGCGGCAATGTGATTGAGGAGCACTATTGGGAGCCAGGGCTGAGGGCCACTCTAGATGAGGGTGAGAGCCTTTTGTTTGCCGGCAATGATCAGAAAACATTAGAGAGAGGTTATCTTTCTGCCACAACTGACGGATTGTTTGTAAGCAAGGCGTTTGATATCTGTATTAACCTAGACTGTAAGTCAATAGATCCGCGCGCCGACATCTCGAAAGAGAAATCTTCGCACCATTTTCAAGTACAGGCGCAGATGGGGCTGATCCGCGATTGCACCGAGTACAAACCAGACAATAGCATTCTGTCTTATGTGGATGCCTCATTCTGGGACAAAATCACCGAATTTGTTATTCCATTCAACCCCCGCATCTACGCTGCCGCCCATGCCCGCGCCGAACGGATCATGACGGCGAGAGATGCTCTGGAATTGCCTCCGGAGGGAAAAACTGCTGGGGGCGGCGAGTGTCAGTGGTGCGCCTGGGCTTCGCATTGCGCCACCGTGACGATCACCGGGGTCCCGAAACGCTCAGATCCTATTAGCGATGACATCGCCGAGCAACTGCATGGGTTACGCGATGAAGAGCGGCGGCTTGCCGCTATCGAGGCCGAGGCAAAGGTTTCCCATGCCGAGGCATCAGAGAGTATCAAGCAATTCCTGCGGCAGATCAATGTGCGCAGGTTCGTGGGCGACGAATGGTCCGTGTCATACTCGATCGTAAATGGTCGGGCAACACTGGACATCGACGCGATCAAGGCGGCCGGCATTGATCTAGCACCGTACTACAAGACCGGCTCACAATCAGAGAGGTTGATAATTAAATGAGCAACAGAGAACTTGTAATAGAACTCAAAATACCACTCGCAGGTGAGATGTTTGAAGACGCCGCTACTATTACCGCGGTGCAAGGTATATACGAGGCAATCAGCGAACGCGCTGCGTCCGATTTGGAGGAAGGCAGCTATTCACTCCTGATCGAGACACCCACTTCTCGTAAGCCCCGCGGGCTTCGCTCCGACGCCGGCAAGCCGCGTGGGCCTCGCACCAAGAATAGCGCCAACGGGGCCGATGCGGAGACCGTGACGGCCTAACGATTATGCGGGGGAGGAGAGCTTCGGAGCACTAGCCGTCGTAGTGCTCATTTCTCGCAGCTTAGCTCTCATAAAGAAACAGGGATCTTCGACCCCTGCACGGCACTCCCCCGCATAAACTGCAAATAGAAACTGGGAAACAGGAAAATGACAGAGCAAGACCTATCAGACATCTGGAGATTCGAATTACGGAAAGGGAACAGCAGTGATCCGCGTGATGGAGCGTGCCTTCTAGATGCGGTATCTTACATCGAGTACGGCGAGCTTGGCGATCACCCGCCGTGCGTCTGCCCGGTTCTGGCGGCGTTCGGGCGCGGGGTTAATGATGCCATGTCGCATGAGGGGCGGCAACGGCTCAAGATATTTATCCCGCGACTTGTCGGCACGGTCGATCCCGAAGCCGTTCAGCCACGCGCCGAATATCTGGCGTGGCAAGCGGTTCGCGTTTTCGCACC